CTTGAGAAAAAACTACCTATAACGCTATCGCCGCCCCTCATTGCCGTTATAACCTCATCAATAGCAAAAGCAACACCAGCCGCCATTGCAGCCATCCCGATAGCCGTGGCGTAACTTGCAACACCTATGGCAATTACAACAGGAGCTAGAACCTTCCCCACTTCATACATCCTTAAAAGACCATCAGTTATTAAATCCTTATTAGCAGCAAGAAAACTTAAAAGCATATCAGAAGTGTCTTTCATCGCTGGAGCTAAACCAATTGCTAAACTTCGCTTCAAAGAGTCAACGCCAAAGTTCATCGCTTCAAAAGAATTGTTAAGCTCAGCCAAACTATCAGCGTCAGCCTTACTTACAACTCCAAGCTCCCTCGCTTTCATTGTCAGCGAACTAAGTTTTTCATCTGTCAAGTTTAGCGTCTGAATTAAACCGCCAGAAATACCAAGGCTAGAAGCCAGCGTTTTCTGCTGCTGCATACTAAGACCTAACTGCTTGAACCTTTTTCCGACATCCTCTAAAACCTTATCAGCACTTTTTAACTCACCACCCACACCAAAAATATTAACGCCAAGTTTTGCAAAATCCTCTGAGCCGTTAATGCTTGCATCGGCTATTTTACCCGAAAGAGACTCAATGGTTGAAGTTACGTCTTGAATTGAACTACCGTTTTGACTTGCAACAAATCCCAACTCTTGCATCTTTGAAACCGCAACGCCTGTCTCTCTTTGTATCTGTACAAGTGGATCAATAGAGCCCACAATGCCACGAACGAAATCGCTAAGCGATTCGCTAATGCCAATCAAACCTTTATCAAAGCCAAATATAAGACCGATGCCTTGGTTTAACTGTCCAGTAAAGTTGCTTAAGGGAGCTGTTGAGCCTGTGAAAGAAAAATTGGTGACTAAATCATTTACAACTGCCAATCTTATCTCCTAGCCTTGCTGTATTCATATTCTTCTATTTTATTCGATATGTACTGATATTCCAACATATCTAAAAAATCATCGCTATCTAAATTTTTTATATTGATATAAGAACCAAAACCAGCTTTCACTAATCCAAATATTTGCATGTTAAAATCAGAAATATTTGTCTTTAAAACGTAATTTTCTTGACTGGAAGCTGTGGGAATCGTAAGCCTTACTGATTCCCTCTTAACAAAGGGTAGCTAATCACCTGCAAACTAGTCAACATAAGCTTAAGGTAGTCACCTGAAAATTCGTCTTCTTCCCAATGGTCTTTTCTTTTGGCTATAAGCTGTTCCTCATAACTAACTAGCTTTTCAATTAAACCAGCTATTTCACCCCACTCAGGCGTTCCCATAAAACTGTAATCATCTTTCGCTAGTTTGTTTTTTATCCCCATCATGTAACTAAAGATTTTAAGTCTCCGTTCATGCGTGGTTGAAACATAATGATAAGCGTGACCGTTAATCTCGGCACACTTATCATTATATACTTGCTCTATTAAGTTCCTTGCTTCCTGTGTTGTTTTGTCAGTCATTTTAGCTCGCTATCACGTTGTTAATTCTAATTGTATATTCTCTAAGGTTATTTCCGTCAAGATTATTTTTTGTCTCTGTCGGTTGCGTAGTTATCGAACCACTTTCAAAAATATATTTTCTTACTCTGTTTTGACCGTCTTTCTTATAAGACTCAACAACTGAACCGTTAAAAACTTCTAAGTCAGACTTGTTAATCTGCTCAAGCATAAAATCATCATCGTCAGAGTATTTTGGGATTCTAAAAAGTAAATCATAAACATCGCCATCAGAGCGTTTCTGTAAATTAATTCCATTAACCGACCTGAGTTGAGAAGATAGAGCATTTACTGGTGTAAGCGTTAAAGTATCACCCTCAACAAAATCAGAGAACGCCCGACCATTTAGATAGAGCGTTGTACTGTCTGAATTTAAAATTATATTAGCCATTTTATTCCTCTCTTTTTATTAAATATTAAACCTGATAATGATATCAATTTTATGAACCGCTCCAGCGTTTTTAACTGCAACATTAATTGGTGGCGCAATCCTAGCAGCCCTGTCACTTTGTACTTGCTCAGCCAGCGACTCAGCCAGAACATAATAACCTTTCGCCGCTATGTTTCTCTCAAAAGTTTCAAGATCACCAAAAAAATCAGAGATTGACCAAGTGCCAGCAGCAAAAACCCCAGCTCTAACAAAACCAGCGCAAGACTTGTCAACCGTATCAACGATGAGTCCAATCCCTCTATCTGTTTGAGGAATCTTAGTTGCTGTAGTTCCAAGTAAGTTAAAAGCATCCGTCTGAACTGCGTCGACAAAAGCCAGCAAGTTGTAAACATTGTCCGTTTGACCGTTCGCTCCGCTTACAAGAAGTTTTGGAACATTTTTAAAAGTAGTATAAATATCAAGCCCTACATTTTTAGCCTTAGTAATATCGCCTTGGCTATACTCCTCGGCAACAATACCAATAAGCTCCTTCAAGTTCATCGTGATAGCCGTATTGGTAGCAGTAAATAAAACAGTGTGCATCCGCGCCATGTAAGCCGTAGCAATCTTTCTATTCCCAGACTTAGAGTAAATCATTCTAGTGTTATCTTGACCAGCAAGGGTAATCTCCCAAACTGGATTAGTTACATCAATTTCAAGATTTGAAGCATCAGTGAAAACATCATAGTTCAATACAGCGTTAGCTTGCGCCCAAGTTGCAAGGTCTTTACTCTCTTGGTCAGTCGTAGCAGGCGCAAAAGTAAAGCCTTTAAAATTTACTTCCGACTTGATAGCAGTAACCGCCTCAACTTTAGTCTCAGCACCAATAGCACCCGAAGCAGCACCGTCAACACTCACCGCGCCTGTTCCGCTTGCAATATTTAAAATATTTCCAACAAAAGTTCCAGCACCGCCAACAACCGCAAGTCCAGCTTCAGAAGCCGATCCAGTTGTGTCACTTGTAATAATTATTTTTTGATTATCAACAGAAGCCGTTGCCCCTGATAGCTCAGCGTTTAATAAAGTAACAATACCACCAAGATCAATCACTGTTCTAAAGTCAAGCCCTGTAATGTTTTCAGTAGCACCATCAACCTCAATATCAAAAGAACCGTCTTGAATTGACCTAAGCTGTGGAATTAAAGAGTCCTCAGAAACTTGCGCCCCTGTCAAAATTCCAGCAGTAGCCGCAGCCGTTTCTTCTGCCGCTCTCCAGTGCCCAATAACAAGCAAACCGCCAGCATTAATCGGATTAGGTTTTTGTGAAAAGAAAACAAGCGCATACTGATAAGCATCTGAGCTTGAACCGAAATCCTCTGCCACACTTGCGGCATCGCTATAAACCTCAAACCGCTTAGCAGTAGAAAGGAAACCAGTGTCACTTGTTACAATACAAGTCACATTCATGTTATCGCGAGCCAGAGATCTTCCCTCTGGTAGCAATGCCACGTTAATCACATTTGATAAGTTAGCCATGTTTTAACCTCATTTATTATTTATAATATTAAATTCCAAGTCTGTAATGGAATTAATTTCAACTTCTTCTTCTATGTTATACCAGCAAGCACATTCAACTTCATATCTGTCATTATATTGCTTACCTGTTAAGGCTTTTAAATTTCTAATGCTTCCAGTTTGCAATATATCAATCCTTAATTCGCTTTGAATCTCTCTACCAGCTTGCAGTCCTTTTATTGTCGCCCATCTTTGAGCGTTTGACAATGCGTTTGAACCGTAAAAATTAAGAGTAATAATTGAGCGCATATTAAGAACTTTACTATAAACTGAGCTTTCGCCCTTGGACTGCTCAACACTAGAAACGACCGTACTGACTAAGTCGTCAATAACTATATAATTCTTAGAAAAATCGAATCGCTCAAAGTTATCACGACCTCTTAATATAAGATCATGCTCGTAAGCAAGAAGCTGCTCTGTAAACTTGCAAACCTTGGCAACTATGTCAGTCATTTTATCTGCTCCCCAGTCAGTTCAAGGTAGCCTCGTGACGTGTAATCTTTTCTAGCTATAATTCTATAGTCTTTTCCTTCCCAAGTGACCACATCATCAATATCTATGTCTGTTCGTGAGTGTATCTGAATGTAATCAAGGCTAAAATCAATGTTGTCCACGTTAATACTTTCAAAGCTCTGCGCCTGCACTACCGCCCTGATAACTTCGTTGCTCACTATTTCTTCTCTTTTGAAATCTGCGTTATTAATCACAGTAACTTTTTTAAGAAGCAAAGTTTCTTCAAAGTCAACCAAAACATCAGCCACGCTAGGAAAACTCATTTCCCCTCCCTTACTGCATAGCTAAGCGATTGACGAAGTGTTCCTGTGTCGACTAATGATCCTCGGTTTTTCTTAACCTTTTTTCCATCTTCCCAAACATCGACTATCCTTGCGCCCCAGCTTCCATCGCCCTCGCTTTTAAAATAAAGTTGAACTATTGAAAGAAATTTTATTCCAACTTTCTCAATCGCACTCTTTGCGTCCGCGCCTTTTTCTAAAATGTCTCTAAATTGCTTATTGGTAAATTCTGATAAGTCTTTTTCGTTTTTCTTGAAGGGGACGCGCAAAAAAGAACGCGACGGAATACCCTGTTCAGGTGAACCGAACTCATGTATAGCTCCAATTTCAGTAACAGTCTTTCCGTTACCGTAAACCTCGCCGCCAACTTCTTCCTGTGGCAAACCAACAGCAACGGTCAACTTTTTAGCAAGCTCTAAGTTTTTCTGATATTCTTGAACCATTTTTAAATATTCAATATTCTTTTCTGTGCTCATACGAAATAAGCACCTTGACCATTTTTATTAGTCAGCATTAAAAATGCTTGACCATACTTGGTCGTATTATAAAAATTAAAAAATCCACTAGTTTCAAAATTCGCAACATAAGAAACTGAAACGCTGCCAACTGCCTTACTTTGAGCGTCCTTAATAGAACCTGTTCCATCTGTTTCTTTTAAGACAAAAAGGTGAGCCAGCAAATATAGTATAATCTTATCAGCGCAGGCGTTAGCGTCATACTTGTAATCATACAAGCAAATATACTCATCTTCTAAAAAAGGAAACGCAGCGTCTACTTTTGTTGAATTAAACTCAGGAAATTTTGCTTTGAAATCATCTATCATTGCCATGTTTTATTTTCCCAAAAAAAAGGGGAGTACGCAAGCACTCCCCCATTTTAAAAACTTATTTTTATCTTAAAGACCTGTCAGGTATCTACCAGCAGATGATTCAAGAATATCAAGCCCAGCAATTCTATAGTTCGACTCAACTTTATATTTAAAGCCTAGTCTTACGATAGGGCTTACAGTTAGAGCAAGAGGAATTCTAATCTTCATAGCCTCGCCACTTGTAGAGTAAGCACAAACCTTTGTAGCTCTGAAGCTTACATAGAAAGCAACATCAGGAAAGTTAACCTTAAGAGCACTTAGGATAGTTTTCTCACTACCAGCACTGTTAAGAATCTCTCTTGAAATATGATTGTAAATATTAACAGGAAGCATAACAGCGTTGGCTATATACTCAGGAGTATTGTTTACAGCATTATGCTGATCTGTAATACAACTAGCAATCGCCTCATAAGCTTGAATGCCCGTTAGATTGTCAATGGTATCGCCAGAAGCAGCTGTTGCAAAGTCAGAATTATTTAAAAGACCAACCGAGCCAGCTTTATCAGCAACACCATTCGCGATAATCGCATCAACTTCACGTTGATACTGCTCTAGGTGGTAACCTAGAAGCTTTTGCTGAATGTTAATGTTCTGTAGAGCAGCCGTTTGAAGATCAGACTCAGACCATTCAGACTCAGCCTCACGACTAATAACTTGAATTAAGTTAGTCTCACCTTTTAGAGAAATCTTTCCCTTATCGCTCGACCTGTCGCCAGAAGTTTTAAACTCCCCTTGACCAAGTGTTCTTAAACTTTCTACGACCTGAGAATATCCACCTGAATTATCAGCTTGAATTCCTGAGTTTAAAAAAGCAAGAGCAGGATATTTTTTTTCAAAAATAGTCGGATCAATATGCTTAAGGTTCTCTTTGATTAAAACACCAGCCGAATCCGTGACTGGAATATCTAATCCATTAGCAAAATCTTTGAAAGACTTTACATTAAAAAATTGTTTTACTTTTCTTGTCATATCCATATCCCCTTATACTAACCTTACTAACCAAATATCATTAGCAGCATCAATCTCTCTTACAAAGATTGCATTTGTTGGCTCAGTGTCACCATCATCAGTAACCGATGCCTTTCCCGCGTCCGCGTCTGCAACATTGTAAGCAAATACCGCATCACCAAATTCTGGTGACTCGCCTGCAACCGCCTGAACAGTAACAAGTCCAGCAGCACAAAATTCAGCAAAACTTTTATAAGCTGAATCAATCGTGTCACCATCTTTAACCGCATTGGTCACGTCCCTAAGAACGACACCAGCAATAACAGGAGCAGTAGAAGCGTCAATATTATCTAAGCTCCCTGCGTCCACTTTTGCAAAATGACCTGCCTTAAGCCCGTCCTCAAAAGTTGCTTCTGATAAGATAACGTGACTATCGCCAACAATCTCACCTGAGCCAATTTTTTCTAAATCTGTTAAACTTCCACTAGCAAAAGCCATATTAAAACTCCCTATCTTCTAAAGCCGCCCAAGCGTCTTTTTCTTTATTATCACCAAAATTATTATATCTGTCACTCTTTTTTAACAATTTAAAAGCAACGTCAATTTCGCTATCTTCACAGCTAACACCGTAAGCCTTTAAAGCGTCTTTTTT